CTTCCATATTAGACAACTCTGGAAAATCCAAAGGAACTTCCGTAACTGGTGTCTTATTCATTTCCTCGCAAGTTACTACTTCTCTAGAAGCCATGCAGGCCTTTAGTCTATCGCAAAAGCCTTCAGGAACTTCGCCTGCTACTTTTACGTTGAAGCTGTATACTTTCTTGCTTTCTGTCAAATATTCATTGAACGTTTTCATACTAGTATTTATTCCTTTCCGCCTAATTTCTTCATAAGTTCGTTACGATCTAGCATAACATACCCAGATCCATTAACAATTTCATTGGGATCTTCGGGTGAATCTTGGTCAAGTTTAAGTTTTCTCATCTGCAAATCAACTGCTTTTAACTTTTTGTCAATTTTAGCAGATTTAGCATCTACTGCATTCTTAAGCATACTTCCAGCAACTTCAAAAATACGTCCACTGTAGCGTACTTCTACGTTCATACCCAAATCCATAAGATCATCATATGCTTTCTCTGCTTTATCAGCTAAGTGATCTAAGTCTGATTCACCTAGTGTGTCCAATTCTTTTACTACGGGTAAATCCTTAGTAATGTTTTGGATTGCTTGATAACTTTGATCTACACTTTTTATTTCGGCTTCCATTTCTTCAGCCTTAACTACCGAAGTTTCAACCTCTGTTGGCTCTTCGATTTTAGGCTCTTTGTCCTGTTCTTCCAAATTAAAAAGTTCCTCTAATTTCTTTGTCATATTATTACTTATCTTCGTTTCGGTCCGGTGTGAAAAATATCTTCTTCAGTTACAACTCTAAAACGTACTCCTTTTTGTTTACACCATGCTGTAGCTGCTTCCCATTTTGCCATGTTAAGCACATATTGTTCTTGATTGTATCTACTTTTGCCAACATTTTCTCTCATGGTTTGATTTTTAGGTTTAACTTCTATTACTTCTGCATGTTGTTTACCTTTTTTATCTGCGTAAACAATAAAGAAGTCAGGTACATAAATTGTATGTTTGCCTGTTAATGGACTTCTATAAGGTATTTGAATACTTTCACTTGCCCACTTTGCAACACCTTGGTGCTCATCTAACATTCTCATAAAAACAGTTTCCCAACTTGAACGAGCCATTGGTTTTTTATTACCAATATACTTACTGGGGTTTTTCATTTCAAACTTGCCTTGAGCAAACTTGGGCATGTTAAGCACTCACATTACGTTGTTTTGAGACATCTTCTACCGGTGTACGATAGCCTAGTGTTGAAGTTGATGGTCTATTATTATTTAGAATTTCAGCAACTAAAGCACTGATTTGTAATTGTTCTAAACCTGTAATATCATCTAACACTTTTGTTATAGGCATGTTTTCTAACTTTGCCTGTTTTAATAATGCTGATGCAACAACTGATGCTGCACTATCGTCGAAACCTTTTAATTTAAAAAATCCAATTGCTGCATCATAGTCAACAGCATTATATTGTAAAGGTTCTTTACCGTATTGATCAAAGTACAGTCGAGTACGTGCTGCACTATCTTGTATTTCCTTTGGTGGTAAATTAGTTTGTGCCATTAGTTGAATCCTTGATTCTGTGCTGAAACTTGATCAGCAAATTCTTGATCAAAAGATGAACTGTTAGATATATTACTTCTAGTTTTCTTTTTCTGTGCTGTTGTCGTTCCGTTGGCTGAATCATTCTTTGGAAAGAATGTTCCTGCTACGCCTGATATTGTATTTGAAATTTGTTGTATGCCGCCCGGGCTTGTTAAAATATTAACACCTTCATTTAGAATAGATTCTTTACTTAATCCTCTAATATTTTTAAATGTGTTAACTGCGGCAATTGCTGTACCTAAAAATGACTTAGGACTATCAAATGCACTACCATTACCGATAGCACCAAATATAGATTCAAGTCCATCAAGTACACCACCTTCTCCAAGTAATAATCCTGTTCCTCCACCTGCAACTCCTAGTGGGGATGAAACTGTATCATAATGTAATGTTGCAAAGCCTTTAGGTGAACCTTGACTTACTGTACCTGCTGTATACTGTACTGCTTCGTATTGTAATGACATTGAACTTTCAGCAGTTTCTGACCCTGCTGCATAATCCATTCCACCTGCTGTCCATTGTTGAATCTTTGGATTGACTAGTGTGTATCCAACAAAGCGTCTACGTCCCATTGTGTAGATAGTAACAGATTTAAAAAAGTCCGAAGTTGATCCGTTATCAAAACCAAATGCATAGTTGTTAGTATCTTTGTTTCTATATTGATCTCTATCAAATGCTGCTGTAGGATTATTCCTATCGGCAACATAATAACCATAGTACAAAGCCCACATAGCACTTATAACACCTTGGTTATCATCATGCATAGTAAACTGTACAGGATCGTATTGAATTCTTTTGTAAACGTTATGCTTTTTATTATACTGGTTTAGTGTATCCATTTGGAAACTAAACTTAGGCAAGTCTACACCTTTAACTAGTAGTCCTGTTTCTTCAGCGTGTTTGGCTTTAAAGTTAGCAGCCTTAACAGCCGTTGGATCCATTTCAAATCTAACATAATAATTAAATTTAGTCTTAGGTGCAAGACGCATTGTGTTATCAATAAACAGTCTTGTGGCATGGGTATAGTTACCCATGATACCTTTAGGTTGGGTAAGCCCTGTTGCGAAATCGCCTAAGAATCTTGTGAATTTATTTGCCATACTATTATTTAGCCATAAAAAAAGCCCGGAAAATAAACCGGGCTTCTTCTACTTGATTGTAAAATCTCTTAGCCTTGAGCGCCTGAAGAACCTGTAGTAGATTCACCAATTGTTCTGCCAACGTTTGCGCCAATACCAACGCCAACGCCTTGCTCGCCTGCGCCCCACTGTACCATGTTATCAAAACGTATAGTAAGTGCAACTTGCATAGCTTCGTTAGTAGCGTAGTTAGCGTCACCGTAGTCTACGTTAGTTAGGAAACAACCATACATGTTTGCTGTTTCTAATACGCTTACTCCGTTTTCACTAGCACCGTTACCACCGTCTAGTACTTCAATTTTAGTTGAGAATTTGTAGTCAATACCTGATCTAGCAGATGCTTGTTCAACAAAATCGAACTGCTTCTGGACCTGTTGGCCGACTAGTTTCTGTACAAAGCCACTAGCATCGTCACGTAAGTTTAATGTTAGTGTTTCAAAAGTATACTTACCTGCTAAGAATACCTTTGAGTTGTACACGTCTAACTGCATTTCTTCAAAACCTACTTTTGGTCTTGAAACATCTACAACTTGTTTAGTAAGTTCTGTTGCAGCACTAACACCGAATCCTAAAAGTGTCACCCTAAAGCGATATTTTAGTTTAGGCATCAAGAGCACTTGGTTGCCTGCGTCTGTTGGTACTCCAAAGTTGTTAAGTGATGTAATAGGCATTATATTTCTCCTGTGTTCTTGACACGCAATGGAATGTAAATAAACTCAATCGCCTTAATCGGTTCGATAGCAATGTCAACATAAAGTTCATTTCTGTCAACCCTTGCTGGCGTGTTGTTAGTTTCATCACACACAACTGCAAAGTCGTATAAAGCTCTTAAGCCTACAAGCTCGAGTAATAATGACTCAACTGCTTGTTTAACTTCGTCCCTCGTGATCTTATCATTTGGTTCAAAGATATATGGTCTTGCAAGTTTATTAAGTTGTGATCTTAAGTACACAACCAAACGTGCTACGTTAATTCTATCTAAAGCACTTGCATTTCTTGCTCTAGTTTTTTGTCCGTAGTTTACAAGTCCTACACCGTTAAAGAATGTAATTGGATTAATTTTTAATCCGTACAGTGTATCTCTTTGACCTTCATTAAGTGCAACTGTTTGGAATTCGCCTGTTGCTGCATCAATGTATCCTACTGATGTAGCGTTGCTAATTCCACCACGTCTTGTTCCTGCTGGAGCAAACCATGGAAACGATACTTGGTCACTTAGTGCAATAGTTCTCATCATCATGTGTGATGCTGGAACAACTGCGTTTGCGCCACCTAAGTCAGTTGTAAATCCATTTGGATAAAACGTACCTAAGTATTCATCGTATGTAACCAGTCCTTTGTCGCTGTTGTCAACAACCAATGCACTGTTTGATCCGTATGCTAACAATGAAGTTGCATCACTTGCTAATCTTAATGGTGTATCACCAATAACAAATGCTGTTAAGCCTCTGTCAATGTTTAGGTTAACAAGGTTGCTCATTGTTTCTGTATATCCAGGACATGAAATTAAGTTAAAGTTTCTTGTTTCTTCATCTCTAATTTCTGAGCTTGTATCAATTGCTGATTTAAGTGCTTGTACAACTACCATGCGCTGTGCATGTCTACCAAATGATCCGCTACCATCTTCTTGGTTGCCTGAGTGTGTAGACCATCTGTCTGTAGCATAACCTGACATTGCTTCGTCTCCAAAGCGTGTGTTGTCAGCTGTTAAGTCAATGTAGTTATTGTTGTACTTCTTAACGTTACCACCACTTCTACGTAAGTTCCATAGCAACATTCCTTTTGGATATAGTGCTGGATCTGGAGCATCTGGATCTAAGTAGTCATTAGTTAGTAAGTCTTTAATAGTTGCTGCTGTGTTACCAGTAGCACCTGCAAGACCGTAACGTGCATCTGCAAACAATACACCGTCTTCTGTTGTTTGATCTGTTTTATCAACAAGTACCCATGCTAGGTTATTACCGTCCCATCTGTAAATTGTTGGAAAGTCTTCTAAACTTGCAGTTGAAATCCAAAGGTCTCCATCTACTAGTGCAGTACCATCGCTTTGACCTGATGATGCTTTTGGCTCAGTTGCTGAAACAATTGGTCCAGCTGGTGAACAGTTAGCATAAGCTGAACTGTAATTATGGTAACCTTTCCAAGTAGTACCATTGTGGATCATAATGTCAACATCACTAAACTCTGGATTGTACCAAAGTTGTCCATCTGCTGGTTCAGCTAATGGAGCATTGCTTGATGCTGCAAAATCATCTGCTGCTAAAGGCTTCCAGTTAGAAGCAACATAGTTTTCACTTGCGCCTGTTGGTGCAGTGTAAAAGTTTGCTGTTCCTAAACCTGTGTTAATATTAAATGCAGTAAATGCGCCGCCAATTGGAGTATTAGTTCCATCAGTAATTCTAAAATCACCGCCCAATTTGTGCATAATTTCTACTGTGTTTGAACTTGTTACTGCTGCTTGAATGTTATCAAAGCCTGCGCTGTTAATAGCACCTGCCATTAATTCTGCATCTGCTGCATTACCTGCTGCTGTAAAGCTCACGCTAACACCAGCTGCTAGTGCTGCTGAAGTTTTAACACTTTCTGCAATTGTAAATGTGTTGCTACCTACAGTAAATGTACTTGCGTCTACTACTGCTGAAGTAATTTTTGTTACTCCAGTTGCAGCTCTTCTAAACACTCTGAAAGAAGCAGTCATTGGTGTTGTATCGTAACCGCTATTTTCTTCTGCGTTAGTTTGTACATATAAACTATCAGTTGGAATGTTAACACCACCGCCTGCTCTATCTAATGTATAAAGTGCAGATGAGTTGTTAGCATATAATGGTGCAGTGTATGATACCCATGAAAGAGTAGCTGCTGACCACTTACTTGCTCTCCAACGTGCGCCGCTGTTTGGCTCAGTTGTTTTAACCCAAACACTTCCTGTTGGGCGTGGTGTTGTGTCTCCAATTTTAAATTCTGGAACACTTGTATGTGGTGCAATGTGTAGTTCTGGTCCGTAATATGTTCCTTTTGCAATACCTAAGTCTGTAAAAGTAACCGTTACACCACTTAACCCGTCATCAATAATAATAGCATTTGATTTGGACGAATCACCAATTCCATCATCTAAGCTACCATCTGAATAAAGATAAAGTCTTCCGCTTACGTTTCTTGCAACAATACCTTGTGTTTCTGTAATGGAACCGTTAATAGATGTTACCAGGTCATCTAATGTGCCAGTTATTTGGAAATTTGTTCCATTAATAGTAAAGTTTCCTGAACTTGCTGTAAATGCAGTACCAACAATTGTTGGATGGCTAGCTGTCCAATCATTGCTACCTACTTTAACCCAAGAACCTTGTGTTACAGTTGAACCATTTCCTGAGGATTTGTACCACATAGTTGCATTTTCTTTACTTGCACTAAATGAACCGCTTCCATCAACTGTTTCAAATACTACTGCGTAGTCGCCAATAGCACCAACGGATGTTTTAGGTGCACCATTATCAATTTTTGATGCATCATCGTCTGTTAATACGATAGGTGTTTTAGAAGCAAACTTCTGTCCACCTGTTGTGGTAACTGCTGCTCCGTTCCACTCTTGAATTCCAAAAGCACTTGAACCGCTGTTGATCCACCACTTTCCGTCTGCTGGATTCGCTCCCGGAGCAGTTGTAGAACCTTCTAATTCGTCTAAGTCAACATCTGCACGTACAACAAAAGCTGCATTTGAAACGCCTAGTAATGAATATGCTGAAAGCAATCCATATTCGTTTAATTCGCTTCCGTGTATTGGAGTGTTGCTCGCTGTCTTTTTGAATGTTGGTACACCAAAAAGGTCTACTAATTCTTTCTGTGAGGTAACTTTATATGCTTTACCTGCGTTAGCTTTTAGCGTTCCAGCTGCTGTAGCCGTTCCCGCTGCGTTTAATTTATCTTGCGATGAAGCAATAACAATTAGAGGAGTTGTACCAGGCTCTGCTGGGGTATAAAACGACTCGTCTATTACTGTTACTTCTACGCCTGGTGATGTTAATGCCATCTTTTTATCTCCTGGTAATATGTTCGTATCAGTCTATTACGTAAACTTGTTGCAATTGTATTTAGCACATCTTATAGAAATTACCTGGTTTAACCATTAGAAAAAGGGGTTGAAAAGGTGTAAATACTAGCATGAGACCTCTTTGTAAGTGCGGATTACGGCCACGTGCTGTTAACTATAAGAAAGGTAAGAAGACCTACTATAGGAATCTATGTGAAGTTTGTAATAGTCACGGACAATACACAGGTGTGCCTAGATGGGCTCGTGCTGGATATAAACAAAAGTCAGCATGTGATAAATGTGGTTTTAAATCACCACATCCTGAGGTATTTAGAGTACTTCACTTAGATGGAAACCTAGACAACTGCAGGCCCAGCAATCTAAAGACAGTGTGTGCTAACTGTATTTCTGTGCTTTCTAAAGAAGGTATTAA